TACTTATATCATATAAATAGGTAAAGCTCGCTTTATGGGCGAGCCTTAGTACTATAAGAAGGTTTTCTTACTGAAGGTCCTCTTGGAGCTGCTTTACTTGGTGCTTTGCTCTTAGATTTATTCATAGCTTCCTGTTCTTTTTCGAAGTATTCACTTAATTTTTGAAAGGTAAAATTACGTAACCATATAGGCATTGCATATACTGTATCGTGGTCGTACCCTCCTTTTCCGTGAAATACTATTTCGTGTATCTGGTTAAAGATATGCGCCCTATACGTTGGCGTCAGGCCAAAGAAAGCTAACTCCAATTGGAATGTCAACCCCTCCTTCTGGTCCATTTTCTGGATAAAATTTCAAATCTACATCTGGTTGGAACTCTGAGATATATTTTCTAAATGCACGGGAATCTCTTGCTAAAAAATGATTATCTACGAAATCTCTAATACTCTTTGTATCGGTAGCTCCGTTAACAGAAAGAATCATGTGCTTTAATCTAGTAGATAAGTCTGGGGAAGACTCTTTTTGTATCTTTTTAAGACCTTTTATCTCTTGTTGAATCTTCTGCTCATCACCGTGAGTGAGTAACTTAAAGGTAATCTTGTTACCTGTAGATGGTAATTCAAAAGCAAATTCATTTACCCTATCTTGAAATAAGCTTTCATCGAAAACTTTATTTTCAATTAAGGATAAGTCTACTATTTCAGTCTGTCCTTGATAGTTAAATTCGTAGTCTTTACCGTACCCTAGTACTCTTGCTGCAATTAAGATAGCATTCTTGTCTCCTACTAAAAGATCATCATAGTTAAACTTGGTTACAATCAAAGACTGTAATAACTTGTCAATTACAACTCCTCTTTCGATAAAGCCTTGGTTAGTAAGAATGTCTTCTTCTTTAGCTGTCATGTACTTCATTTCTACTGTACCTGATGCTAGGGGATGCTCTTCCGGATATAGTAATCCTTTCGAAGGCAAGTCTACAATTTCTGTAGGGAATTTTTGTGTTTGATCCATAAATTTTATTTTAAATAACGTTATTTCATATAAATATATGAAAAATAACTTTTGTAAACAACAAAAAACCCGGAAATATTTCTCCGGGCTCTTTTTATATATATATTACAGGCAGATTAGTAGTTAAGTACGCAGTAGTCCATCGCTACAGTGATTGTTAATTCAACACCATCGCTAGTTGACCAGTCCAAAGAACCTTGGGCCATGTTTACGATGAATGCTCCTTTAACGATCCACTCTGATACGATATCACCTACTGGTCCTAAAAGATTCAAAGTTAAATCTTTCTTGTAGAAATCTGAATAACCAGCTCTACCGGTTACTGACTCGTAAGATTGACGTGCCCAATCCATTACTGCTTGTGCACCTGATGGGTTAATTGGATCGTATAATGTCATATCCATGTTTTCCCAGTTTCTCTTTCCACGAATCTTTCTATAAGAGTTGATGTGATCTAATTTGATCTCCTCATCTGTGAAAGATGGAGCAGTTACTGCTTTAACCATGAATGATGGTATAGCGTCACTGTATAGGATGAATCTATTCTGTACCTTCGGTTCGAAGGCTCTGAACATAATTTCGTTAGAATCTAATACTGCCATTTTATTATCTGTTTTATATAAATATCAATTATTTTAATTAAGCTACAAATGTTGATCCTGTTGGTTCAATTGTGAAATCAAGTACTACGAATTCTGCAGTCTTAGCTGGTTGGATAAAGATCTGACCTACTATCTGATTTCTGTCTACGATATCAGCTGTATTGTTAGAATCATCCATTACTACTCTGTAAGCATATAATCCTTGACGTTGAACTACTGATTCTAAGTAAGGGTTAACTATTGCTAAGAATTTGTTTCTTGTAGCGATTGTATTTTGTTCGAATACTAAGTTGTTAGCCTGACCTCCGATGAAGCGTTTCAATTCGATTAATAAACGGCGAACGTTTACTCTATCTAAAGCTGAAGCTTTCTTCTGTAAAGTCTTCTGACCATATACTGCAATACCTTGTCCAGGGAATGTAGCAATTGGGTTAACATTAGAACGATATAGTAAATCACGTTGCTCACGGCTTACTTTACGCTCTGCTTGTATTACGTTAGGAATACCTCCTTTAACTAAACCTGCTGGTGCGAACCATGGTGCCGCTGCACTATCAGTGAAAGCATAAACACCCGGTATAACTGTTGAAGCAGGAACCCATTCGTTCTTACCTGTAGCAGATTGTGTTTGTAACCAAGGCCAGTAAGCTGCTGCATAAGAAGAGTTAACCGTTCCACCTGCTGCTGTTACGTTTGATACTGTTGCGCCGTATTGCTCTAAGTCAATTACTGCGATTGCATCTCCTCTACCTTCTACTAATGATATGATAGAATCTAATTGTGCTTTATGTGTACCGAAGTCATAAACAAGACCTGGTGCTGTTACTATATTGAATTGGTATTCGTCTCTGTTATTTAAGATTGAAATAGCATCTGCATAATTTGCTGCTACTAAACCTTGTGTATCTGTATTAGTGATATACTTGAAGAACTTAGCTCCTTCTCCTTTTCCTGCAAATGGTGAGCCTGTTGCATTATAGAATGAACCTGACTGAGCTACCGGTAGAGATCCTGAAAGAGAAACTCCGGCTAAGCTATTAACTGTTACACCATCGTTAGCTAAGTAGTTTAAAGTTGGACGACTTACCGCCTTTACTCTAATATAGTTAGATTTGTTTACATATTCCCCTGTTGTACTAACAAATACTTCTGAACCTTCTACTGTTTTTGATACAGCTTGGTTACCAATTACTCTTTCGATATAATTTTCTGAATTTGGGTCTAATGATAGATCGTTGAATGTTTCTAAGATAATCTTATTTTTTCTACTATCATCTCCTCTACGTACTAATAATGAGAATGTACCGCTAGTATTATTAACGTTTACGATTTCGTATCTAATGTTATCAGCATTACCTAAAGCAAGAGAACCGTCTGCGTTATGAGCAGCTGTTGTTGAAGCAGATCCAGTTGCATTATTATAGATAGCGCCTTTGCCTAATGTTTCCAATTGGAAAGGATTAGTAAATGATGCACCTACAGTTGTTATTGTAGTATTATCTGCTGCTGTGTAAGAGCCGGATACTACTCTAGTAACTAATGCTGTGTTTCCTCCTTGTTCAAAGTAACTCTTTACTGCGATTGATGTTAAATACTCATAGCTATTAGAACCAGATTCTATTGTGGTTCCAAATAATCTTTGGTACTGTCCGTAAGAAGTTACTACTGTAGGTTGCTCTACCGGGCCTTTTACTGTTGGACCAATAAACGCTGCACCTACTGCAGCCGCTTGTGGTTGGATAAACGAAATATCATTTTCTCTCGTTAATACACCTGGTGAAATTAATGTTTCTGCCATGTCTCTATTATTTGTTAGTTGGGTTCTAAAATAAATATCTTAATAAATTCGAAACCCTTTTCAAAAGATTTAATTTAACTACGTATATAAATAGGTGTATTCAGCTGAAACACTCTACTTGTTATTCTCTAAGCCTCTGATATTTCTCCTGTTTCTAGATTTAGAGTAACTTTTTGAAATCCGTATTTAATTTGTAAGTCTGATGCGATGGATTTTTCTGTTTCTTTTAACGAGTTGTAAAAGTTTTCTGCTAATTGTTTACGAGCTTTCAACTCGAATTCAGCTAAAGAAATTGCTGCTAGCTCTTCGTTCAATTTAATTCTTTGAGACTGTATCATCTTAATACTGTCTATCTCTTCTTGTTGTAACTTTTGTTCTTGTGACATTTTAATAACTTTTAGATTTACAGTTTGGTATTTGGAGTGTTAGATCCTGTATAATATCTAATTCTCTTTCTTTTATATAATTAGTCCAGAGTATACTCCCCTCATAGTCTTTCGTATACTTTTTTTGTAAAAATTTATCTAGATTATGAATATCATCGAAATAATCGTTATAAGGTCTTAAAAATAGTTTTTCTATTGCTGAAGGATAAGCAGAGAACATTCGTTCATCTATTTCTTATATAACACTCTACCGTAAATAAAGTCTTCTCTAGACTTATCTTTCATCAAGGGGTAGGAATGTAAATAACCCTCAGTATAGTACTTTTCAATTTTCTTATTATAAGGTATATAATCTGTATCTAGATCTGGTTTAAATTTAATAATAGTTTCATATTTGTTTAAATCAGGAATTAGATTAACTGCTTTATAGGTAGAATGTAATATTAAATATTTTTTTTCAAAATCAGGACATGTTTCCATGTTTACTGTTATTCTTGTTCTATCTTGGTACCTCAGTAATTTGTTTACCCATCTTAAATTATCTATATCATTCCAAGTATGTACGTATGTATCTACTTCTTCTCCTATATCCTCTACAAATCTTATAAAATTATCTGAAAGGTTATGAAGTAATCCTGATATGATTATAGCTCTAGCCATTTATTCTAGTATTACCGTAATATACAACTTCAATATCGTTTGATTTAAAGCTTCTCCACGGATCTAGTACTATTGAACCTTTAGGGAACTTATAATCGTAATGTTCTCCATAATGTCCTAGTAGGTAAACACCTTCGATAGGGTCTTCTAAGTCGTAGCAAACACTTACACTTAACTGTTCTACGTAGTAGCCGACCAGTATAGAGGATGATCCATCTTCGTAGGGTACTTTAGGTTTGTAAGTCTTCCCAAGTATTACTATAGGTAAGTTACGAACTTTTGCTATAGAAACCAACTTTTCTGCTAAGTTTTTTGCCTGTATCTCTCTTGCTTTCATAATAGAATCAAAAAGATCATAACCTAACTCTAAATGTTCTGCCATATAACGTAATGCTATATTATCTCTAGGATGACATCCACCTCCGTCTCCCATTCCGGCTTTCATATAAGCAGGTCCTAGTATTCGGTATGTTGATCTTTCTAATGCACCTGTTACTACATCTACATTCATATTACCGTTCTTTTCGGCAACATCTTGAATCATATTGACAAGAGCTACTTTTGTTGATATAAATGTATTATAAAATATTTTAATTGCTTCTGCTTCATCCCAAGTCCCTACTTCATACCTTGTCTTAGGGTAGACAAATGTTCCGTAAAATTCTGCTAACTTACTAGCATCTCCTGTCTGTGTTCCATCTTCAGTCCCTACTATTATCATTTCAGGTCTAATCATATCTTGCTTTACAGTTCCCATTGCAATCAAATAGGGATTGTATATAAATCGGTAGTTTTTAACTAACGGTATAAACTCTCTTCTAATAGTACCCGGTAGTACTGTTGAGATTAATACTACTAGTTGGTCTTTTGTTGTATATTCGTTTACTTTTTCTAAGATATCTTTAACAATGCTGTAGTCAAAATCTTTATTAGGTAGGTGAGATGTTGGGTATCTTCCATCATAATCTGGATGATGTGGTGTTGGTACGGCTATAAATATTAGTTCTTTATTCTTGCAAACCTCTTCTAACGTTAGGACCATTGTAATAACTGTATCAACTAATTTTATATCATACCCAGTTACTTCATGACCTGCTTCATACATAACTTCAGCAGCATCTTTACCTAATTTACCTACCCCTATAAAACCTATTTTCATTTTATATTAATTTTGGTTTTGTTAAAATTCCCTCAACGTCTGATACACTTACTAGGTGATCTACTATTTCTGCTGCAAAAAGATCGTGCGAAGCTTTTCCCGGGTGACTACCGTCTCTTGCATACTTATTAGATAAATCAGGACCTAACATATTTTCAAGAAATTTAAAATAAGGAAGTTCTTGTCTTTTATTTATATAGGGCCTTATAGAGGTTAATAATTCTCTATCCCATGAACTATAGTACGTCTCAACTTTTTTATTTTTTGCAATAAGTTCTATATGATCAATATGCCTTATTGTATCGTAGAGCCGGGTAGCTTCTGTGGAATACTTGTAGTAATCCTTCCATACTTCTTCTATATGTACTGTGCTAAAGTTAGGAATTAAATTAGCGTATACTACAGTATCATCAGTATTACTAACAAAATGTGGATACTCTTCTCTCCAATGGGTAGGTAGTAAGAATATTGCTATATCTATTTTACTAATATCAGTTATGTACTTAAACAGTTTTAACGACTTTGAAATACTACCTCCCGGGTATCCGAGGTTAATAACGTTTATATGTTTATTTGATGGTAAGTTTTGTTTAATTTGTGCAGGCCAGATTTTTGGTTCGGATATTCCTACTCCGAAAGTAAAACTACAGCCAAGTACGGCTATATTAATATATTCTGGTTTACAGTTTTTTATACTCCATTCACCACGGGTTCCGTATTCATTAATATAGTAGTATACATCTTCCGGGGTAAGAACAGTTTTCTTATTTTTAATAGCAGTATCTGTTAGTTCTTTTTCATAGTCAGATAAATACGTTCTTGTTACATTAAACGAATCTTCTTCTGAGTATTTTTGAGTAAAGTCATTATAATGTGTAACAGTGTAGTATTCCTTTCTCATTACTTCACAGAACTCTTTTTCTGTTTTAATATTCCAAATAAATCCTTTCATTAAAAGTATGGTTTAAATTCTGGGTTTAGTTTTAAAAAGTCTTGATTTCTCAACTTATCTAAATCTTTAGTTACTTGTATAAATCTTTTAAACTGCTCTGGATTCCCTTCGCTCTTATTCATTATATCTAATAAACCTTCCCATCCTGAGAAAGGTATACCGTGATCTTTTTCTAATTGTCTACCATACTTTGTTATTTTTTCAGTAGCTAACTGTTTCAACTCTACGGGTAATGTCTCTAATGCATAATAATTAGGCCAGAAAACAGGGTTAATATGAAACCTACTTGTAAAGTAAAAATTTGGGTTAAAGTCAAATTCTTCGTGTACTTTTTTCTCTATAGGTATTAATCCCATTTCAAAAAAGTCTTTATGCATTTCATCTATCCTAAAAATATTAAGTAGGCTAACTGTTGGATGTAACCAGTAGTCAATTCCTGCTTCTTCAATTTTTAATAAATTTTCTTTAGCTTTAGGCCATTTACCATTATGTCTAACTAATTCAAAAAGATCACCTGTTCCATCTATAGATAAACTTAGGTGAACATGTTTAAACTTTTTCCATATATCTACTATATTTCTTCCTTTATTTTCTAACATTGTAGCATTAGTAGAGTACTTAAGTTTAATATCATAAAGGTTACGCTCTTCTAACATCTCAATAAGCTTCCAATGCTCTGGCATAATTAAAGGTTCTCCTCCTGCAAAATGAATTTCTTTTGCTGTATGGATAGTCTCTTCTATATTTTGCCAAAAGTTTGTAGCACCGTCTAGATTTATTAACCCTAAGTGTTCTGGTGGTGCTGCGTTTTCTCCAAAGATCTTTACAAAGTCTTTATTCCAAGATGTACTAAAAAGAGGTGAGCAGGTTCTACATGCTAAATTACAGTAGTTACTAAATCTAAAATCCCAATATAATAATCTTAATTCGTCTATACTACCGTCTTCTTTTGTACTTTCTACTAGATCTTCTATTTGATCGTACCAGTGGTGATTCATTCCAGATCTCATACTTGTCATTCCAGAACTTTCCTTACTTACACATCTGTTACAAGATGCAGGTAAAGGTTTATCTTCAAGCATATCTTTTCGCATTGACTTAGCTTTTTCGCTATTCATAATCTCGAAAAGAGAATTATCATTTACATTACCTAAAGTATTTTTCTTCTCCATAGGAGTCATACAACAAGGATAGGTACTGCCGTCATTAAGTACGTGTAGGTGCATCCATAGTGCAGCACAGAAATTTTCTGATTGCTTACAGTTGCTTGTTGAATTGCTCATCTAAAGTTTGTTTTAATTGCCATACTTCATCTCTTGCAGCTAATCTTATATGTTCGTAATTATGTTGCAAAATTGGAAGCATTTTATTTGTTATCTCCAAAAGTTCTTTATTAGTTTTTTTTGCTAAATTTTTTAGTATATTAATTATTTTTGCTAATCTTTTAGTAAAGTCTAACTCACTATCGTAACTTTCATCCCAAAATTCTCCAAATGTCT